TTTTAATTCAATAATAGCCATTCGTTCATTATACTATAATTAGTTTACAATTTGCAAATACAAAGGCAAAAAAAGGGGACCGAAGTCCCCAAAGTTTGCGACAGGAGAAATTAGTTCTTCATGCAAGTTGCCTTAGCAAGTTCGCGCCAGTTAGCAGGACTAATCTTGACAAGATCGGCAATCTTGAGAGTCATACGCAAGGACACTTCACGCAACTTGTTGTGATTTTCCCACATGAAATCAAGAATCGTATCTTCTTGAGCCTTGTCAAAACCATAATCAACAAACAATCCGGGGTCAGCATCACGATGCACTTGCTTGATACGGAGCATCTTGTCACGCTCGGTGTTGATAGTCAGGTCCAAGAAGTGACTGCGAGACTGGAGTGCATCCAAGTGCGGCTGAATCTTAGTAGCCCGCTTGTTGTCAAAGGTCTTGTTAGTGATAAAGATAATCGAACCGTGAAAATCGAAAGTGTTAGGAACACCTTCTTCACGCAGGAGTCGAGAATCCTTGTTGTAAGAAATTCGACGGGTCTTGCCTGAATCCAAAGCACCCTTGAGAATGTTTACAGCATCCTGATCTTCCCAAATATCGCAATCGTCAAAGACCAATACGTTCTTGCGATCCGAATACTTGTATAGCAATGCGAACAAGCCGATAGCCGACATAGTGCCCTTGACAATTTCAAAACGCAACTTACGGCCCACAACCTGATCAAACAAACTAGCCTTTTCCATTTGTGTAGTGACACCAAACGACTTGCCGACACCGGGAGGGCCAGTCACAATCATAGCACGGATATCACCTGAGATACATGCCTTAGACATTTCATCAAGAACCGCGAAACGGCCCTTGATACGGTCCATAGCCTCGTCATCAGTCTCAGTAACAACCTCAGCAGGAACCTCGGACACTTGTGTCACAGGTGCACCGTTAAGAAATTCAATACTAGCCATGCTAGGAACCTTTACCTTAACCTCGTCACCGAAGCCGGGGAACTGGCCGTCATTTTTGACAGTAACATAGTTACCTTTTTTACCAGTTTGAAAACCCTTAACAAGGGTAAAAACTTCATTGCGGACCGCTTGATTGCGATACGAACCAGAAAGAATGCGAATCGTTGACATATTTGCTCCTGTGTCTTAACTGTCTATGTATGTATTATATACCCAAATCCATTTATTGTCAACCTTAGGCCAACACAAGTTCCTTAGCGGGATAATAAATGCGACCTTCATATTCTAGTTGGTCCTTCTCAAACTCCGTAAGGTAGTCATCCGCAACCACTTCCCAGTCAATAACGCTTTCACGGAAGTAAGGGCTATCTTCCTCAACCTGACTACGCAAGACCATGACAACTTCGGTCACACGACCAAAGTCCTTGAAATTCTTAACCACATAATCGTTACCGCCCTTGGCCTTCCAATATTGAGGACACTCGCCTTGACCGTCCCAATCATGGGCACCATAGTTTTCGTAAACTTGGGTAGAGATGAGAAGTTTAGCCATTTCGTTTGCTCCGTTATCTAACTGTCTAAGTCTCTATTATAGACCCAAATCCATTTATTGTCAACCGTCTACAGTTTCCTGCTCTACGGATAAAACCCACTCAATTGGAATTTCCAACCATTTTGAGATATAGTCAGGGCTTTGGCCGGTGGCTAAACGGTCCTGAATTTCAACATGGAGGTCACTCATTTTACTCATTTTTTGTCAACCTTTCAACGGGACATGAACTTGGCAAGATCGCGGTTCAAGAGGTCCATTTCCTCTTGCTCAACATAAAAGTCCGTAGTCGGATCGTAGTACTTGCCTTCCTTCGGATCATAGTACAGAATCCTGCCGCCTACGAATACGAACGGGCCCTCTAGACCCTTACGAGGACCATAGCCCTTCAACACATCCTCGGTACGACCCAAAACACGATATCCCATCAGGATCTCCTTGTGACTGAATAAGACTCTATTATAGAGCCTTATCCATTTATTGTCAAGCCACAAACCATTCTTCTTCGGATTCACGGACCAGTGATTCTGAACCGTCATACTCATGTATGCGGAACTTTTCACCTAATGGTACCCATTCTATCATAAGGTCTTCGGCGCCGCCATCATAAAAATAGGCATCACCATACTTGGCTTCAAGATTCGGCAGTGAGCCTTCCTTGCCACCTTCAACCCAAGCAACAACCTCAGGGTCGAATAGCAGGCGCTCACGAAGTTCACGGTCGGCCCAAGTAGACCAACCTGCTCCGAAACCAGGCGATACCAATACCGCTACTCGGCCGTCACGGACTACCCGCTCGGCCAAAACATCTAATGAATGTACCATATTACATCAAATCTACTTGAACATCAACATAAACTTGTTCACCTTGACCATTGTACACCTTCATCCGAGTACCGAACCCTGTAGGACGCTTGCCTTCGGGCAGAAGTTGGTCACAGCCAAGCGAAACCAAAGCACTAGTTACTGCAACTCGCTGGTCATGGAATGCCATATCAAATGCACCCTTGACAGTGGTATAGAAACCAACGCCGTTGCAAATCACACGGATTTTACGGCTATTGTCAAGACCAGTGACGTATCGCTTAGTACGCATTTTTTGCTCCGTTATCTAACTGTCTAAGTCTCTATTATATACCCAAACCCATTTATTGTCAACCGTTTTTCAATGCTAGGAATATCAATTTGCTAGAGCGGGGAGTCCAGCGTTTACCTTCAGGACCACAGGCACTAAATGATCCGCGCATAATATTACATGAACTATTAAAGCCTGGAGTAGTTTTACCGAACACAGGATCGTATTTTTCTTCATTCCATGATTCAGGAATGGTACATTTGAAAAAATAACTTTCACGCAAAATTCTTGCAGCCAACGATCCACTGGCATGTTTACAATCTTTACACTTCAACTCTTTATTGTATACAGGTTTCGTAGACATTTTGTTCCCTTCATTCAACATCACCTGAAGTATAACACAAATACCATTTATTGTCAAATAAAAAAGCCCGCACTAGGCGGGCATTGTGTTAGTGTGTGAAAAAGTTATTTTTTGTTCCAAGCCCAAAATATAACTGCTAATGCGATTAAACCTACAAGTCCTTTCTCGCCTAATGCACCAACGAATTTAGCGATTGCACCAACTACGTCAATGCCTAAGAAAGGTACTGCCGCACCAAAGAGGATTTGTAGAACAACGCCCACAGCAATCAGTTTGATACCTAAGTGCATTACATTACTCAGGAAATCTCCCGCCATGCCAAATGCTTTGTTAATTTGCTCCATTGTTTTTGTCCTTTCACAAAATAGTATTTACCTGATAGTAAGACCTATTAAGTGTAAGGAGTTAGTGCAATAACGTATAAGATATACGTCTAAGAATGCTACTAAATGACAATATTATACTTTTCTAAACGATAATATTCTTTATCGTCTTTCTTTTGATTATAGTAAAGACCCTCTAGTTTAATGGAACCCTTGATTAACTGTTCCCATATACCTAGAAGTGCGTTATCTCTGCCTAATGTCACATTGACAATAGTATCATCTTCATCAACAAACCAGTACTCATTTCTTTTTAATACATTGCGTTTATCAACTTTGGTAGTATCAATATAAGTTAAAGTTTTAATCTGTGGACCTCTAATGTCTTTGTCCGTTTTGCTAAGCCTGGCAGAAAATATGCTATCAATTTTTTTATCATAGAAATAAAATTCAGGCAAACGAAACACTAATCCAAACACGTTTTCTCTAAACTTCAAACCATCACCGTGTATAAATGTATTTAAGTCATCACGAAATTGTGTCATATGTGAATTTGTAAGTTTCCACATCATAATTTTTTTACTATAGTAGTCACGAATTTCACCAGCCAATGTTCGATCTTCATTGTTAACACTACTGAATAATTCTTTGTCTAAAAGTTTAGTAATAGTCGATCCTATATAAGGTATACTACTATCACGCACTGTGTTACGCAAACGATACCAAGCACAACTCAGTACTAGTAAGTCTTCCGTTGATTCGTATACTTCATATTTTTGATAAAACGGAGACGGTGCTGATCTTTCTTCTGCAAATAGTCCGGCAGTAGTATTTGAAATTGTAAAATTTCCCCCGCTGCCAGCACCATATGCAAATCCACCTCCATTGACGCTCCTAGGACTTTTAGCCTGTTGTCCACTAATGGTGCCACTATTTAAGTTAATTGAATTAATTAGATTTTTAATAGATTGTGTTCCCATAATATTCGTATCTTATCCTACTGTAATATCTTCCATGCCTGCTGTGCGTAAACGCACGATATGTCCCATCTGCCATTGTTTGGCTTCAAGACCCTTTAATATGCCTAACCATTTGTTTCTAAGTAGTGCAACTTCATTAATTAGCACTTCAAAGTCAATAACTTCTTCTTCACCATCAACATACTTTTCAGCATCACGGCTAGTCAATGCTCTATTATACGCTTCTAAATATTTTTGAAAATGTTTTCGGCGAATTTTCCGTAATTGAATATTGAGATAGTTAAGCACTGCCTCAATCTCTTGTAATTGGTTAAAGCGATGTTCAGTAACGCCGGGTAAATTGGCAATGTTTTTTTCAACATTGCCATATATTTTTACCTCATGTTTAGCCGAGTTTAACTCTGATTCATAATGTGTTATAAAGTCTGGTATCACAGCAAGGTTCTGTGTGATCTTAGTATACCAATTCATTCATCACCATTCTTCATCTTCGTCAGTATCTTCTTCAAATTCTTCATATTCTTCTACATCATGTTCAGAAACATAATCTTTTAATGCAGTAAGAATTTCTTTTTCGCCACGAAATGCTTCTTTAATTTCATCGGCTTCGTAGTTATTATCAATCAAAAAACTAACCAATGTGTCGGCTGCATCTTTTCTTTCATTGATATCAATATGTGTACGTAATGCATCCCATACTTCGGCAACAAAATCTAAACTCATTCTGTAAGTTCCTCCTTAGTAGATACTTTACTTATTCCAGAGTTTAATTTTTTACTGAATTCAGTCATAACCTTATCAAGGCATCCATCATCATTTGATTCCCAGCCTTTACGGAAGAACTTAAGAATTTCACCATCCATAGTTGTATATGATAGACGATTACCTTCTTTAGTCAACATGCCTTGACCTTCAAACAAATCAAGCAGACCACTGTATGGATTCATACCTGTTTCGTAGGGAATCTTTACTTGTACACTTTCAAAAGGCTTTGCGTATCGTGTTTTCATAACCTTACAGGCACTACGAATACCACGCACTTCACTGACCTTGTTGCCATCTTCGTCTTCCTTAAGTTTCAATTTACGCATAGCGACAACAATACTTGACGCATAGATGAAGCCTTGACCACCTGAAATCTTATCATCAGGATCAAACATATCTTGTGAAGCATAAGTGTGATTAGTTGCAACAAGTCCGACATTGTGACTACCGAACATATTAACACAATTACGAACAAGAGCCGTCAGTGCCTTAGGCTTACGACCCATGTCACCCTTCATGTCGCCTGCTTCAAATTGATTAACATCTGTAGGAGTGAGCAACATACCAAGGCTATCAATAATAAAAAGAACTTTAGGTTTGTCATCTTGTGGCATTGCCTTATAACTTTTCATAAACTCTGAAATCGTTTTAGCAACATCATCAATCATTGCCATATTCAACTTTAATAGTTTATCTTCGGCTGTATCAACACCGAGTGCCTTTAGCCAATCTTCGTCCAGTGCGTTTTCTGAATCAACCAAGACAACAAAGATGCCTTGTTGTTGTGCGTGTCTAACGAGGTTGCCTGAACAAATATAACTTTTTCCTGATCCTGACTCTCCGGCAAAGACAGTAACTTTACCAAGAGGCACGCCTTTATTAAAATCACCACTAATAAGATAGTTGAGGGCATAATTACCTGTAGATACCCAATCAGTTGGGTCATTGAATCCGATACTAAGTCCTTCAATGGACTTAGTAATATCTTTTCTAAATTTGCTAACATCAAAAGGTTTTCCCATTATTACTCCACATCCATTGTGTTATATTCTTTAATAAGTGACAGTAATTCTTCTTCAGTATTGCATAGAATTTTTGCTGTCTTCCAATCATTGTCGCTGTCACGACCGCCCACTTCAACCATCCAACCATTATCATAGCGGTTGATGGTGATGGAATCGTTGACCTTTGTCAACTTGTTTAATTTACTCATTTTATTCTCCTTATCTTTGTGCGTATAGTTTATCTGCGAATGCGATTTTATCAAGCATATCGGGACATTGATCAGCGATCATATCCAATTCATAATCATTAGGAAAATGCCTTAATGCTCCTCGTGCCCTATCTCTGATGATGCTAGGGACTCTAGGCGTTTTGCCCGGATCGCATAATTCTTCTAATAATTTTTTACCTTGCTTTAAAGCACGATATCTTTCGTCAGGTAGTGTCATGGGTATTCTCCTTAGGATAAGGGAGCAATGCTCCCTATACCCAATTAAGACTTATTCTGCCTTGCACGAATCATTGCTAAAATGTCTTGTGCTTTATCACTTGATGTACTTGGTGAAGGGACCTTGACAGGTTGACTTGCAGTTGCAGATTCATCTTCCCATGGGGGTGAAGATTCTGCTACGGGCGCACTTGCAGGGGCTCCGGTATCAGCGGAAGCATTTTGTTTTTCTGCGGTCGCGCCTGCTGGTACTTCGACACCATAAGGACGATAATATGCACCCCAACGATCAGGATCATAGGGCTGACCGTCAACAGAAGCCTCGAACATTTCTTTGATAATTTTAAGTTCGGCTTCATTGGGCTTCTTGGGTAAGAAATCACGTAGATTGAATAGTCCATGTGCCTGAATTGCCTCTTGTTCGGCTTCAGTCAATGCACTTTCTTTTCGTGCCCAATTACTTGTAGAGTAATCTGCGTAACCACCCTTGCTTGTTTTCTTAACGTTAAAGTCAAGACCACGCAAGAAGTCAGTTGGCAATTCTTCCATTTCAGGATCCATCAAACTAGACTTGATGATAGTAAAGATTTGCGGACTGATAATGAACCTACGAATAGGATTTGCAGGAGCCTTGTCATCACCAATTGGGTTCTGACGAACAAAACCTTGGAACAAATAACTACGCTTCTTCCAGTACTTATTTGCCATTTCTTTCAGGGTTTCATCTTTGTACCAAGGACGGACTTCTGCCAAAATCGGACAACTATCGCCATACATTTCCACACAAGGAACTTGTACAACGGTTTGTTTAATGTTAGGATCACCCTTCACGCCATTGAAGGGAAGTTTAATAATCTGACGCTCTACCCAAAAGAATTCATTCTTGTTATCTGCATCTGGCAGGAATCGAATGGTAGCAGTTGTACCTTCGTCCATATTCCAGTGGGGGTAGATTGAGTTATCAGACTGGGTTCCAGAACCCTTGTTGTTTGACTTGTTTTCTTGTGCCGCAAGACGGGCACGAATTTCTGCTAGTGAGGCCATAATATTTCTCCTTAAGTTGGTCTTTGTTTGAGCCTAAATATAAATTCGCTGATTCCCTATGAATCAACTAACATACACAATATGAATATTAAACTATTCTCGGTGTGCTGTCAATAGTATTTATCCCAGATGTGGGAAACCGCAGATTTTTCTGCGGTTTTTGGGAGAATTACTTTCTTATAATTCTTAGTATGGCATCAAGGTCTTCTTGACCCTCTTTCACATCTTTCTTGTGAGCCTTATCCATAGACTTGTTTAATGCCTTTTCAGCATCTTTCTCAGCGTCTTTGGCTTTGATTGGTGTAGCCTTACCACCTTTAGCATATGGATCACCTGAACTCTCACCGCCTCTATCACTTGAGGGTTGTGACTTGTCCATTTCGCTTAACTCTACACTTTCATTTGCACCAACAAGTTTACCAACTGCACCTTTTGGTCCTACCTTCTCAGTTGGGCCTAATTGACCTACACGCTTTTGGTTAGCATCAAGACCTTCGTCAACTTCTTTTTCTTTCTGACGCTGTTCTAGTTCATCACCATACTGACGTAACTTCTCGCGGAAACGCTTGAATACATCATCTTCATCTTTGCCTTTGGGACTAGACTTAACTGCATCATACTGACCCATGTCTACTTCTTCTGGAATGCCAACTGGATCTAATGCTTCTTGACCGCCATCACCTTCTTCATCTAGTTTGTCATACTTGGCACGGTCGTGCCAAGTCTGGGGATGGGGCTTTTTATCGCCTTCGGCCAATCTAGCACCTTCTACATAAGATTCTAACTCATCGTGTATGATTTGTAATTCTTTTGGGTCAACTTCGGAAATAATGCTGTCTAAGTCGCCTTCATACTCGTCCCAGTATAGTGCGAATACAGGACTCTCATTATAAAAATATTCAAATTCATCATCGCCCTGATCGTATATCTTTTGAAACAAGGATTTGATAGCGGGACCGATATTGCCGGAGCCTTCCGCCACACCTTCTTCATCTAATTTGTCATATTTGGCTCGGATGCTTGCCATCTTTTCTTTACTAGCATGTTCGCGGCCTGCCTTACGCAATGCGTCCATACCTTCTTTTCCATACTTCTTATTACCAAGATATGCTTGTAATCCGCTTTCTTCAACTTCTTCTTCACCTGACATTTTATCCTGTATAGCACTACCAACTTGTGCACCTGTCATTGCACCTTGTGGTGATTTGGTTAATGCTGCGCCGGCTATACCACCTGCTACTGCGCCAGCAAGGCCTTCATTAGGTTCTTCTTCTAACTGACCTAGTCTCTTTGCAAGAGCAGCCAAACCTTCTTTGCTACTGATGTTCACTTCTTTGGCTTTATCCATGTCTTGGTGTGTGATCTTCCAATCAGGATCGCCACTAGCCTTACGCATAAATGCAGGAGTCTTTAGTTTCTTGTCCGCTGCCTTAGCATCGTCAACATCATCTTCTGCTAAACCAAATGCTTTAAGATTCTTTTCTTCAGTATCTTGATTATGTGCTAATGTTTCTGCACCAGGTGCTTCTTCTAATTGCTCAATAGGTTCTTCGCTTGCTTCACCACCGTCGCCACCCTCAAGTAAACTATCAGCCCATTCTGCTAACTCACCTACTTCTTTCATTTCACCTAAGTTCTTGCTTAGTTTACTAAGAATTGGCATGACGCTTTCAATACGCGGATCTAATGTTTCTTGTACAAATAATTCATTTAGATTTGTTTCTTCACCCTCGTTTTCCATTAATGTAGGTGTCCAACTTTCAAAGTATGCGTTATAACCACGATGTCCACGCATCTTACCTAAACTCTCACGTAATCCTTCGTAATGATTTAAACCTGCTTCAACTAAACGCTGTGCAGATTCATTGAATTGATTGCCGCGAACAGCACGAACGAATCCAGCCATTTTGCTATATTCTTCACATAGACTCTTGATATGATTCCAACGCTCATCATTAGGAACACCACCTTCTGCTAAATGTCTAGCATACACTTGTGCAATACCTGGACGAACTGTAGGTGCAAGGATTCTTTCGCCATGTTGATTTTCTAAAAAGATTCTAGCAATATTTCTAAATCTTTGTTCACCTTCTTGTATTTGTCGTGTATGTTGTAGTACAATCTTTACACTAGGAATACTGTCGTTGTAACTGGCAGACTTGCCCATTGGGTGATAACCCTCTGATAGTTGTTCTTGCTTTTTCATATGTTCCCTTTTTGCCATATCATATTTGAGATGGTCTTTATTTCTAATTTCAAAACTTAGTTGATGAGATTTTGCAAATCTCTTAAGATGGTTCAATAATTCGTACCAAGATAAATCCGTACCCTCTGTACTTTTATCGCTATTTGCTACATCGTCCCCAAAATAAACAACTAATTTATGTAGTCCGTCTATAGAAATAGTAACAGTACCGTATTCTTCTCCGTCTTTTTGAAACTTGAACTGAAATACTTCGGCTTCATCAGGTATAGGAATTTCTTTACCTGAGGTGTCTAGCAATGAAGGTCTATATCCTCTGCTTCTTAATAAGTCAAAGAGGCTGTTATTAATGGATTCATTATTTTTTGGCATAATGTATTTATCAGTTTATCACGGCAAAGAAGGGTAATGGAGCCACATACTCATCATGGTCTCGTACATAGTTGTCTAAATCTACATGGTATTCGCTTAATTGTTGTATCATACGGACATTTAGTAGTGAGGCCATTACTAAATCGTCAGTATCTCCTATTTTTGCAGCATAACTCCCACCGTGGGCCACAAAAGCCTTCAATTCACTTATAAGACTACGACTATTTACCTTTAGTTTTTTGCTTTCTAGTAGAGTTTTGAATTTAGCACAAGCCGCGAGTTTAGATTTGGGACCTGTATTAAATCCTTTTCTCTTTTTTCCGGGCTCACTTAAAAATACCCCCGGGATATTGCTTTCACCGTATTCTGC